CCTTCGGATGACCCACGTCGGAATCCGTCAGAAGGACCCGCGTTTTTGCTTGGCGACCTTGTCTGCGACGTTCTTGGCTAATTGACGGCGAAGGTATGGACCAAAGGTGCGCTGGACTTCGAGCAAGCTGATCTTGACAGCAGGGAAACGTGCCTCGTAGCTGATGGATTGATCAAGCAAGAAAAGAGGGCGGAGCTTGTATCTGCTTTGCCGTCTATAAACACCGAATGGCCTATCACCACCTCTGGGCTTGCCGATAAAGGTTGTGCGCCTGCCTTTGGTATCAACGTTGTCAAGGATCTTGCTGATTTGAGATCTGCGAACGTTGCCGAACTTGTCAGGCTTCAGCGCGCCAGTAGGAACGAACTTGCTGCTGCTTGATATGCCAGTAACAGCACGAGACGAGAAAGCCACTTCAAAGGGTTTAGGCGCACGCTGGCCGCCTGTGACGTTGCCTAGCAAGTAGCGGTTGCGCTTCCAGGGTTTGTCCTTTGGCAGGATCTCGGTTTCAATGTTCTGCTTCTTAGCGACGGTTGCACGAAAGCCTTTCTGCGTCTGAGGCTTTGGCCTGTCTAGGTATTGCTTAGAGGTGTCTGCAAGCTTCGTGAGGGCGTTGTTTTCCTTCGAGCCTGGGATAGCCCGTAAGCCCTGAACAGAGGCGTTGAGAGCCTGTGAGGCAGAGAACGGAAGCTGCCGTTCGTGCTGCTTGGTCCACTCGATAGCGAAATCTAATTCGCTTGTGAGGTCTATTTCAAAGGTCGCCATTGCTTGCTATCCGATGCTGCTGTCTTAGCCAAGCATCGCGCAGCTGTCGGATCTTTGGTTCAACGAGATGGTGAGAGCTGACTACGCCCTGAACCATGTTGAGGCCTTCACCGATTTTGATCCTCACGCACCCGTCGGGCTCGTTCGAGATTTTGGCATTGGGTATAGAGCCTTGCGATGCGCTGCTCATGAGCAAACCAAGCCTTGTAGTTATGGCCATTTTGGAGCAAGCGCAGTTGTTTTTCTGTGAGTTTCATGTTGATTGAATTGTGATGCCGGGAGATGGATAGCGACCACTTAGCGCCCCCTGCTTTCCCCAGTCTCCTTAGGTTTTGTATGGCTCTCAGCTTTTGGGATCCGAGATGGTTCCTGACCACACCCAGGCCGACCTGTTGACCGACCCAGTACCCCAAAAGCATCAGGCTTCCCGGCAGAGGGCCTAAGCCCTCACTTGGCGCGTAGCTCTGTGTAGAGCTGATTAACCATGGCGTCCCATGCTCCCTCGCCCAACACCTTGTCAAAGGCCTGCTGTTGGGTAGCACCCTTGTTCTGCAGAATCAGCAGACGGGCGCTGATTGCTTGTTGCTTGGTCATCTTCATGTCGATCGCAAACCGAGTTGCGAGCATGTCGGCTTGGAAGAGTTCAGAAGTGGTCATTTGCTTGGAGTGGTTGTGGGCCTCTCGACCCGATGCAGTAATGGTACACCATGAAAGCGCAGGCGGTCAAGCCTGCGATTCGATGGCAGCAATGGCGGCCTTGAGTTCGTCCTGGCCAGGCAGGTCGTTGCAGGTCAGGTAATCCAGCGACGCGTACAGAGCGGTGAGAGTTTCGCGCTGGTACTGGGTGAGGTTGTTGGTCATTGTTTTTAAGCGGTTGAGAGGTCTCCCCCCGATGAGTAAATGGTACACCATCAGGCGGGCTTTGCGCCAGCCTTCAACAGAAGCAACCAAAGGTCGCGCGCCTGCTTGGTCGTGTACTCGCTGTGCGTCATCACCTGGTTGGTGATGTGACGACCAGACGGGCTCACGTAATCGCGGCGGGTTTGCGTGACGTAGACAGTGACGCCGACAGCTTGGAAGTTCCAGTTGTCGCGGTCAGTAATCAGGGTGTGAGTCATTGGTTTGAAGCGGTGCCCTCTCGGGCTTGCATCAATGGTATGCCATTGCAAGGGTATTGGCAACGCCGCGGCCAACATCCTCAAAGAAGCACGAGCACAAAGGCGCGTAAGAGCCGGTTTTGCCCTCTGGAAAGCGCAGGCTGCACTTGTCGTTCAACCAATGAACGCAAGCTTTGCAACTGCCGGTCATGACGACCTTGGGTGGCATCTCTTGCCTCTCAATCTCTGGGTGAACGTCCTGATACCTGCGATTAGCTCGCACATCAGAGACCGTGTGCCGAGAGACGCCAAAGCGACGTGCAAGCGCTGTAACGCCATCAGTGCTGGTCAAGATCTCGTAGATCTGCTCTTTATTGAGCCGACGCCTTCTGACAGAGCTGTGAATAAGCTTTCCGGTCTTAAGGCCAGCAGTAACAGTGCGGTTCTTTAGGCACTTGTTATTCCTGCAGCGGAATTGCAAAGACACCAGGCCATCAGTGCGCTGATGCGACCTGTTGACGCGCATGTTCTCTCTTCCGCAGTGCTCACAGGTGATAGGCCCCATCTCGGCAATGAGCCGAGACAAGTAATCAGAGCCAACCAAGGTAACTGCCATTAGCTCACTCCTCCGTGGCAATGGCGCAGATGACAGAACAGACGATCGGCTCGATCTTCTGCAACGGGAGCCCTGGGTGAACACGCTGTGCTGCACGAATGGCCTTGTCGATCGTGTCGCGGCCTCCGTAGCGGTAAGGGGGCTGCTTACGTGGCATTTCAACGGCCTCATCCTCACGGGCCAATACACGGCGACGGATCAGGTCTTGACGGCTGATCCCGTACTGCTTGGCCTCTTCAGTCAAACGGTCGCGCTCCTGAGCCGTTAAGCGCAGATCAACACGAACAGGGAGGCTGCGATTAACGCGCTCGGCCTGTTCGGCGTACTTGTTGTTGTTGCGGGACATAGGGATCAGAAGTCGAAAGGATCAGAGGTTGGTTGTTCTTGGGTCGCAAACGGCGAGCCCTCACAGGCCCGCACGTCGAGATCCCAGCGCATGTTGCTGATGGTCAGCATCGGATTTCCGAGCTGGGAGATTTTGACGGCGTAGAGGTTAGACGCATCAACGACAACCCAGCCGTTGATCCATTTGCCGTCTTTGAAACGCTCAACAGGTGTGCCTGGCTTTGGGGGATTCAGCTCCGCTTCGCACATAGGGGGCGCAAGATCCTCATCAACAGGGGTTTCAGGTTGGGGGGTGCCAAACGTGTCGGTAGGGGTGTCAAAGGAGCCCCCCTTGGGCAAACGTGTCAAAGGTGTCAAAGGTGGCAAACCCCTTTTTTCATATACGCGCGCGAGGGTTTGGCACGTTTGGGACGTTTGCCACCCCTCTGAGAGGGATACTCCTTTCGGGCGGTACAAAGCTGACGGGCGGCCCCCTTCTGCACCCGTTGCAACCTGCCCTGCCTCTTCAATCAGCCCTTTACGCACCAACGCGCGAAGGCAACGGCTTGTCTTGTTGCGCTCGATGTTGAACGTCGATGCGACCTCAGTTCCAGAAACCGGAAACTCTCCAAGCATCCAACGATCAGCGATGTAATCGAACACATCGGCTTGGCGGCCCTGCAGCTCGTCTGAAGCCTCTTGCATGGCCTCAGCAGCAAGCACGCTCTCACCATCGCCGTGATGAATCCAGCCGTCGTCTTTCAGCTCGATTAGCAGCGTTGACCCTTTGGCCCGCCCCTGCGTCTTCAGCACCACCCGATGGTCAGATTGCGTTTGCCCCTCAAGTGGTTGCTTGAACCAATTCATCAATATCGTGAGGCTGGCGGCTGCAGGGAGGGCATTGCTGCCCCTACTGGCGTTGGTGGCGTTTCCGCCGCTGACGCTTTTATTTGTGTGGTGGATCATCGCCAGCGTGGCGTTGTGAGGCGCGAGAGCCTCAGCAAGCTTCCGGGCTGGACCGTCAAAGCTGCTAGCAGCCTCTTCCAGGCCAAGGGGCGCACAGCAAGCGTGATAGCTGTCAAGCAGGAATAACGAGCCAGGGTTTTGCTCAGCGATGCTTTGAAGGTGCTCTATGCCCTCGTCAGTGAGGTGGAGCGGGGCGCCCGTATGCCATAGCATCTCCACTGGGCCGCCCAGTTCCCCATCACTGGTGACTAGGCCCTCCCTTTTAAACAATGTGGCCCAGTCGCTTTCGGGCTGGTCAGTGCCGACGATGTAGACCTTCGGGCAAGGACCGTGCAGCTTCTGCCCTAGGTAGCTTTCTTCGCCGTGCCACCAGGCGCTGATCATCCCGACCATCAGCGCGGACTTGCCGACCTTTGGTGGGGCAACCAACAGGTTGAACGTGCCTGCCATGATCACGCCTTCCCAAGCCCAAGGCGTTGGCTTTGCGTCTAGCTTCTCCCCTCTTACGCGGGGAGCACAAACGCCAATAGCTTTGCCTTCTGCCTTGGCAAGGATGATGCTTGCAGTCTTTTCATTGACAGGGCAATCAATTTCGTCTGCAAAGAGCCTCAGAAGCTGGTTGCGTCTAAGGGGATCAGTTTCGTTACAAAGAACGACGCTTGCGTGGTTTTCGAGCTGGTTCAGCAGATCCTGGTGATCCTTCAGCGTTTCTGGCGTGTTCCTTGATGCGTCGGCTGTAGCCTCCATCTTTCGCTTTTTGGGGTGAAAAGAAAACTTGCTCTGAGTAAACCTTCAATCTCACAAGCTCTTTAAAAGCCGCTAATTCTTGGCTTGACTCGTAAGGATGCTCAGTTTCCCAAGCATCAAGAGCCTTGTCAGAACGCTCAGCTTGAAGCTTTGTGTAAAACCCGGTCATTGCTAACTCTTCATCAAACTCAGAGGGCAACGAATAGGGAACCCACTGCAGGAGATTGAAAGCGCGTTCCTCGGGGTCGCTATTAATCACGAGCGAGCGGCTCAGGTTCCTGCGCTATAGCACGCTGCAAAAGCAGGTTTACCCAACCGGTGCGGGAGATCCCAATGGGCTTTTTCCTTTGCACTTCAGCCGCAACCCGTGGGTCTAGCTGGACGCGGATGTTCGAGAATTGGTCCACTTTGGGGCCTGGGTGGGGTTGATCTGGGGCCGAGGATGGCCCATATTCGCCAAAGACGCAACCCCCTTTTGCTAAATCCAATTGAAGGCCTGACATTTCACGAGGATCGGCACCTCTACAGGTACAAGGGTGAATGGCTCTCAACGTCTATTTCGCAAGTCACCGACGTTGATCTCAAGCCAGCTCAGCGCGCGGCGTTTGAGAAGTACAAAGACGGCCCAGACGGCTGGAAGATCCGAGGGGAAACGATTCACAAGTGCTTGCACCTGCACCTGACAGGCCAGCCCCAGGCCTACGACGACAAGTGGTCGCCCTGGGTCGAGACGCTGCTAACCGACAAGGTGTTTCAAGGTGTGACCACGCTGGCCAGCGAATATCAGCTCTGCCTGCGTACAGACACGGAATCAATCGGGGGCACGCTGGACTTTCTGCTTGCTTACGACGACGACCCCAGCTTTCGGATTCTTGGGGACCTCAAAACAGTGTCGAGCGCCAAGGGTGTTTCAAGCCGTAAACCCAACCTTGGCCAATTAGGCGGTTACCTAAGAATGCTCCAGATGCACCACCCAAGCCTCTACGTTTCCCAGTGCATCACTGTTGTGAGCGGCCCTGAAAAGGTCAAAGTGCGCGAGCACGACCCGCAAGAGTGCCTAGATGCCTGGGATGCCGCATTGGCTCGCTATCAAGCCCTGCAATTTGATTTTTGATGAAGTGCCCTAGCTGCGGTGCCTCTTGGCATCGCGTTGTTGAAACGCGCCAAACAGATCAATGGTCAATCTCTAGGCGGCGCAAGTGCAACGCCTGTGACCATTTGTTTTTCACTGCTGAGGTCGCCGTGCATCCTGACAACGCGGGATACAGGGCTAACAGAGGCAAGGGAGGTACACGCCGAAACTATGACTTCGGCGTTAATGCTGACCTTTTGCGACTTTTGGCACTAATGGGCTCTCGACCTATAGAGAAGGCCAGCTAGGTTTTACCCGTACCTTTTTTCGGTACTGATCGTCTGTTGCTGGGAGTCAGCAGCGAGGGGTGTCAGCGCGCGAGCGGCCCTAACTCCCACCCATTACGCCGCGGCCATGAACTGGAGCGAGATTCTGAAGGTTGGGCAGATTGAAGAGCCTCCGGGATATTTGGAAACGGTGGAGGCGATCAAAAAAGAGCCTTACGTGAAGCCCAAGAAAAAAGCTAAAAAGCGTTGACCAGTCATTAATGGTGTGCCATTATCTTGTGACGGGCGGATGACGCTCACCACAGAACCACCATGAAAACCTACGAATCGGAAAAGCTGCGCTCAGGTTTTTACCTGTCAAAAAAGCAACGCAACATGACAAGCCCTGCGGTAACTGTCGCCGCGGCCATTTTGTTAGGCGGAACGTTTTGGTACTCATTGACGACGACTCTTGACGACATGACAAGGCGCGATTGCTTGGCTGGTGTTGAAAAAGCCTGCAAAGCCCTGAAGTAATCACTGGGCAGCCTTGGCGTAAGTCCCATTTCACAACATCGTTTATCTATGAAATCCGCAGCAATCGTTCTCGACGCAGCCCGCCAAGAGAAGCTTCAGAAGATCTCTGACGCCACTGCAGGCAACACTTCAAAGGTTGAGGTTGCAGGGCAGACTTTTGAGGTTGAGCAGCGTAAGGTTTCTGCATCCAAGATCGCTCAGGCTCTTTTGAATGCAGCAATCGACGACGCCTACGCCCTCCTGCCCCAATAGTTTCACGTTTCGCGTGATTGGGACCCCTGTTCCTCAGGGGTCAATGAAGGCATACAACAGCAGGGTCATTGCCAACAACCATGACGAACTCATGAGCTGGCGGCAGGATGTTGCGCTTACCGCCTTTAGGCATAAGCCAGAAAACTGGGACATTAACAAGCCTGTTTCTTTACGCTGTGAGTTTGTTTTCCCTAGGCCCAAATCACATTACGGGACAGGGAAAAACAGCGATAAGCTCAAAGATTCAGCCCCTACGCATCACATTACAACCCCGGATCTTGACAAGCTAATTAGAAGTATTGGCGATTCAATTTCCGTTGGCCAAGTGTTGTTGCGCAATGATTCCTTGATCTCTTCTGTTTATGCTGTCAAACGCTACGCATTGGACGATTTCCTTGGAGCAATCATCACCATCACAGCCATCGATGACTGAACTAATTAAGGCGCTTCTTGCATTTCATCAGCAAGTGCCATCGATTGCCAAAACTGGCAAGGCTCAATATGGCGCATACGCTGATTTAGAAACAGTCTTATCGGTCATCACCCCCGCATTAACTGCGAATGGGTTGATTGTTTCTCAGTGTTTTGAGCCAGGCCTTGAACATGATCAGACGATCCTTGTCACAAAGCTGATCCACGAAAACGGGGCTGAACTCGTCAGCCGGCTTCCCATGGTTATCGGCAAAGGGAGGAATCCATTGCATGACTGGGGAGGTTCCTGCACCTATTCACGTCGTTATAGCTTGTTAGCGATCTTGGGGCTTACTGCCGACATGGATACCGACGGAAATCTTGAAGGGATTTCATCTGCCGCCGAATCCAAGCCAGCTCCCAAAATTGAAGGCGTTGCAGATGACGAACAGCCGCTAACCCAAAAAGCCAAAGAGACGATTGGAAGTCTGATTGCTGATTTAAAGCCTGACAAGAAAAAGGCTCTTTGCGAGAAATTCCGCGAAGACTTTGGCCTTTCTGCAGCCGCTAAAGTTATGCCGGCAATAACAGCTAAAAAACACCAGGATTGGATGAACGCCAACATAGGTAACTTTACGGAATGACAAGCGAACAGGAAAAACGTCAGCACCGTTCTGAACTTCAGGCATACCAAGATCAACGCCGCGCTCACAACCTGTTCCAGGTGCGGCTTGATCAACAAACTGGCAATCAGTTGCGCGACTTTATGAGACAGCGCAACTACAACGCCAACCAGGCGTTAAAAACCATCATCTCTCGTTTCTTTCAAGGCAAGTAATGCTCAACATCACGGCACACGGCAACATCGGCAAAGACCCCGAAATCAAGAAAGTCGGGGATATGGATGTTGCGCAATTCAGTCTTGCCGCACGCACTGGCAAGGATGAAACGACTTGGATTGATTGCGCCGTTTGGGGCAAGCGCGCTCAAGTCGTCTCTCAGTATTTGCACAAAGGCGATAAGGTGACCGTCGCAGGGAGCGGCAGCGTGAAGGTTTACCAAAAGAAAGACGGAACAGAGGGCCGCTCTTTGCAACTGCGTGTGTCTGATTTCACGTTGCCACCCAAGGAAAAACAATCAGAGGGCGGCGGTTTCGACTTTTGATTGCGAGGCATCATGCGTGCCGTAGCCGAAAGGCCGGCGAGGTTCCTGCCCAGACCTTGTGAACGCTTCGTGTAAGTCCTCAACACACTAATTTCGAGGCATCATGCGTGCTCTTAATGTTGCAGCGCTAAATGCAGCACACTGGTGCAACAGTGCCGAAAGGTTGAGCAGGGTTGCTAGGTTCCCGCTGACGCGCTTCGTGTAAGTCCTCAAACTTCTAATTACGCTGGATCAATGGGAAAGCCAACGATCCGGCGTGTTTTTTTCAACGGCGAATGGATGTGGGAAGTAAGGCTCCCAGATTCAACCGTGAAACACCACAGACAAGATTGGCAGGCGCAATGGTTGTATTGCTACGCCATGCGCTTGTGGAGAGCTGGGCTAGACGACTAATCCAGGCAAGCTTCCATTGCATCAAATTCAGCAATGCGCTCAATTGCTTGGCAAAGCAGCTTTCGTTGATGCCATTGCTGCTTAACAAGCGCAGCGCAAAGCTCTTGCAATTCCTGTATGTCAGTCGTATTCCTGACGCCGCGTACTGTTCGTTCAAGCTCTAGCTCTTCCTCAAGGCTCTTTTCTACTACCAACCAGTCGGCCCAGGCCATCGGTTTGCCTCACAGAATCGAGGATCATTCGCTCTTTAGCGTAAGGACGCCGAGCGTCAATGTAATCAAGCACAGATGGGATCAACCATTCGTGTGGAGGCCAACAGTTTTTCCAGTTGTCGGGGTGAGCACAGCTGACAACAACTGTGCTCCAAAATGCAACCAGATATGACCAGACCCAGTAGAGGCTCATACGACTGAGGGCATCACCGTCTTGTGATTGTTGTAATGACCCGTCTGGGCATAGCTCTTCGCTGGAACATTGCTCATCAAGTGAAATACGATCTGGCCGACCTTCATCCCTGGATAAAGCTCGATTGGATGATGCTTTCGCTCGTTTTTAAATTCAAGAGTTAGCTTGCTTCCATGCCAACCAGGATCACACCAACCAGCAAGCAGATGGTTAAGGCCTTCCCTAGCGCGGCTTGACTTAAGAACAAACTGCGCGCTGATGTCGTCTGGCAAACAAAATTCCTCAACAGTTTCAGCAAGGCAAAACTCACCAGGAAGCAAAAGGTAAGGCTGATCTGCCGTTCGGCTTGAAATATCAATCATGTAAAGGTTTGGGCTGTCCATAACCTCAATCATGAGATTGGACCCCAGGCGCACATCAAGGCTTGCAGGGTTCAGCAGTTCAGGCTCAAAGGGCGTAACCATTTGGCTGCCAAGGCAACGCGCTTTAATTTCCCAGTCGCAAAGAACTGCCATGCAAATGCAAAACGACAGCTTAATCGAGGTCTACCAGAATCAGCCAACCTGTTGACGGTCCTTCAACCTGCCAACGCTCATTAAAAAGCGTCCTAGGAACCTCAACATTTTTGCCGCCGTATCGCCCAAAATGGCCACCTCGAAGCATGTCAGGCTTCCCCATCGGGTCCATCAGAACAAAGTTGTCTTTGTTAAACCCCACAACAACAACCCAATGCCCGCACCCCCTCTCGTCGCACATGGGGGGCTCACCTCGCGACAAATCGCCACGGTGCAAGAGGCCTGCCAAAACAGGGCGACCGCTGGCAATCTCTGCCTCTAAAACGGCAGCATCTCCATCTTTCCGAAACTCAGGCTTAAGGCCAAGCTCTTTCAACGCCTCCACCTGGGCCTTCACCTCGATCGTGTCGCCATACTTTTGGCGCACTGCCCCATACTGTTCCTGCGTTCTTACGCTGCCTGCAAGCATTGCAACCATGCTTGCTGCAGCATCAAAGCATCGACGGTAGCCCTGCTCTGCATAATCGAGCTGATGCACGTAGGGCATGTAAACCTGCTGGGCAATCCCTGATGCTTTCCAGGCTTCAAACCATGCAGCGTCGTCAGCTAAAAGCTCTGGGCTGATATCTGAAATTGCGTCCTCAAGCTCTTTGATCGCAGCCTGCTGGTGTGGCGTGCCGCGAAAAAATTCAAAAAAAGGCAGCAAAGCCAGAGCCATGATTGAACCCAGATAACGCTTCATCGCATCAATGCTGACGAATCACAGGCGCCCTTGCCGTTCATGTAGCCACCTGTATAAACAAGCAGCAACAAACTAAACGTCACGACTAGCCCGACACTGACAGAGCCGATATAGGCAAACAGCCCAAAGACTTTGCCAATCACTTCTCAACGCGAGTTGCGGGGAAAAGATTGCGCTCAACAAAATCTGCAACGCTGTCATCAACAGTGTTTTCTGTTTGCTTGACGTAAGCGCGCATCAGATCCACAACCAAACGCTTGACCGCTTCTGATTTCAAAAAGCGAAAAAGGATGGGTTTAATCAGAAAGACCATGGAAGTCCTGCAGACGCAAAAATTCTAGTTGCGATCTGTATGGCCTTCCAGTCTGGCCACATCACGTTCAAGCTGGCTCAGCCTTGCAAACACCTCAACGTCTTTGCTCTTTATGTCTGAGTGCATTACGTCCAAACGGTTGGCAAGGTTATCAACAGCCGTTGAAAGCCTGATTAAAGATTCACGGCCTTGTTGGCTTTGCCTGCTCAATCCTGTGATGCCAATTCCCGCTACGGTTATCGAAGCGCCGGCAACGGCAGCTAAAACTTCAACCATGCTTCGACCTCAGCACTGATTCATCATGGCAGAACCTATCAAGCCTGACGATCACGAACAGGAAGAAAAACATGGCGTCAGTGTTGCTGATGTCGTCAGAATGATGGTCTTGGCCTGGAGCGCCACACTTCTCACCGTCTCATACCTCAACATAATTCCAGGTATGAAAATGGATTCCACCTTCGTCGCCTCACTCCTTACTGGAGCGATGGCAGGCTTTGGAATTGAACGCAAAGGTGGCAATTCAAACCAGCCCAAAAAACAGGCACCTAAAATCGACTCGTCAGGGGCTTCCAAATGAAACGCTTTCTCGCGCTAACTTTCCTCCTCGCTACTCCCGTTAGCGCACAAACAATCACGCCCCAATTCACTCAAGGCTCATACTCAGCGACGACCACAACCACCCAGACGATCACCGAAACAATCGCTCAAAAGGTCTACGGATCTGAGATCAATACTTGGAGTGGCACTAACGTAACGCCCAGCGCTGATATTGCTGGCAGCGGAACCACTTTCTCCCCAACTGATGCGACTCAGCCTTGGCAACTAGAAACCACCGTTCGGCCCGCTGGTCTGATCGAAACGATCGACACCACACGTACCATCACAACAAATTCCACCACCGGTGGCCTAAGTGTCTTCTCTCAATAAGCCTCGTTTCCCATTTCGTCCTGGCCGCTCCAGCAGCGGCAGGCGAAGGGGACGTTCACAGCACCGCTCAACCTCAAGCGGCAGCTACCAGCAACAACACAAATCAATCGGTTCAAATCAACCAGAGTGGCTCGTCATCCCGTCAGCAATTTGGGGGTGGCTTGTCATGCAATGGAGCAACCTTTAACGTCACACCCTTCTACCTGGGCAACGACACAATCGCTGATCCATACTCACGCAGTAATAACTGGGGCATCCAAGCTGGCGTCACCGTTCCACTCGACGGCAGCATCACTGAGATGTGCAAAGAGATGGTCAGCAAAAAGCTGGAGAAGGAAAGGCTCGACTACGAGCTTGTACGGGCTCTCCGCTGCGCCGATTTGATTGATAAGGGATATACCTTCAGACCTGACCACCCGCTCTTCGTCGTATGTGAACACGTTGTCTCCATCGAAGCTTGGCGTCTGACTCAGAAAGATTCACCGACTGCACCCCCCTTATTGCTGCCAGTTTCTTCAAAGCAGTCTTCATCGC